TGTTGGCACGCCACAAGCAACCAAAGCTGAATTGCCACAATCGGGAATACAGTTCCTTACTAGGTCAGGTCATACTTTTGGTATGGATGATTCCGTGGAAGAACCTACAGGTGTTCCAGAATGGGAATCAAGTCTAAAAGATTTCGATTTTGGTTGTACAGATAAATTTACTGGGAAGGCTTTTTGGGTAAGTGCTACTGGTCACCGTATCGAGATGAGTGACAAAGAAGAAGATACAAATGTAAGAGGAGAAGAAAATTACATAAAAATACTCACTGCTTCTGGAAATAAAATAGAATTAAATGACCATAGTGTAGATGAAGATACAGCAGGGTCTAAAAGAGGAATAATTCTTGAATCTACTAGTAAACATACTATTGAGATGATGGATGAAGAAAACATTCAAAGTTCCCCAAAAAGAAAAGAAGGAGGAACACCAGAAGCTAAAGCCAAAAAAGCTTTTGTAAGAATAAGAAGTGGATATGGGTTAGAAATTATGATGAGTGATAAAAACACTCAAGAAGAGACAGCAGACCAATATATACAAATTTTTTCTCCTCAAAAAGATAATACTGACCGAGGGCCGCATCAAATGAGATTTCAAGAAGCAGCAGAGGGTCCGGGTCAAGTATTTCTTAGAGTAGGTGGAGATTATTTTTGTTCTACATATGATGGTCATACAACAATTGTTGGTGATGAAGAAAATAATCCATCAGATATGTTTGTAAATGTAAGTAATAATACAGTACATAATTCTGCTCAGTTTTATTATAACGTAGCAGATATGCACATGTTGTGGTCCAAACGAGTTATGTTTTTATTAGCTGGGGAGGATTATGAAAGTGATAGTGGAGAGTTGGGTCCGGGCGTATTCCCGGTATTATGTCAAGCTCCATGGGGAGTTGTATCAAGCGATAGAGTTTTTGTTTCTGCTTCTCAAGATGCAGCTTGTACGTCCGTATATAGTTTGATGCCGTTTCATCAGTGTGATAGTGGAGATGCATAATGGAAATTTTTGGATTACCATATCCTATACAAAAAGACCCAAGAGGATTCTTATTTCCTCAAAGAGGAGTCTCTCAACTAAGGTCGGATTTATTGGTTTTATTGCTTACTAATCCCGGTGAAAGAGTTATGTTGCCAGAATTTGGAACTCCACTGAGAACCTTGATGTTTGAACCAAATGATGGGACTATTGAAACTCAAGCAAGAGAAATGATAATTAATTCAATAAAACTATGGGAACCAAGAATAGTAGTTAGTGCTATAGAAGTTTCATCTGATATTGATAAAAATGATTTAAACCCACAAGACAACCAAAATCAAAAAGAACATATATTAAGTATAAAAATTATGTTTTTTGACCCTGAAAATATTCAGGCAATTCAAGAATTAAAATTGAATGTGCCATTAGATGCTGGTTTATAGGATAAAATATGCCCACTTTAAATACAATACCGACACCATACGAAGAATCTGGAATAGTTAAGAAGCCGAACATATTAAGTCTTAATTATACCAATCAAGATTTCTGGTCTATGAAAACTAGATTAATTCAATTTATTAATGAAAGATTTGGACCTGATGGAACAGTTTTGCCAAATACGTTCAATGATTTAGTCGAATCATCTGTTGCAATAATGCAAATAGAAAACTGGGCCTTCTTAGCTGATACTCTTTCTTTTAAAATAGACCAAATTGTAAATGAAATCTTCATAGATACAGTAACGGAAGTAGATAACGCATTTAGATTATCTAAATTAGTAGGTTTTCAACCACAACCACCTATTTCAGCAAGGTCAATGTGGGTTGCTACTATGAATAATCCATTATTGACGGATATTTCAATTAATACCCCAATTGTTGTAGATGTTGTATCGGATAATGCGGCAATAACAATCGAATTATTCCAAGCAGATATCTTCAGAAACCCATTGTTTGATTCACCAATCGTAATTCCTGCTGGAAGTGTCACTAATACTAGTATTATAGGATTAGAAGGAAGAACAAGAGTAGATGAAGTAGATGGAGATGGCTCAGTAGGTCAAACTTACCAATTGGAAGGATTTCCTGTTATTTATGATTCTGTTCGTGTAACTGTTGATGGGATATTGTGGGAACAAGTAAATTATTTTACGGATTCAAATCCAAGACGTGAATATAGAATAGAATTTGATTCTAATTGGAATTGTTTCTTAATTTTTGGTAACAATAGGGCTGGCGTTATTCCTTCGGCAAGTTCTCAAATACGAGCAACATACAGAGTGGGTGGTGGAACAGTTGGCAATATCGTAACTGGATTTGTTCAGACACAAACACAAGTAACTGTTCCGGGGTTAGGATATGCTGTTCCCATTGATTTGAGAAACTATACAAAAGGAGAATTTGGATATAATGGAGATACTATTGAAGATATAAGGCTTAAACTTCCATTGTGGTTACGAACACAAGATAGAGCCGTATCTGGAGAGGATTATAAAATATTAGCGGACCAATTTGTAACTACATATCATGGGCAAATTGGAAAATCTACAGCGGCACTAAGAAATCATGGATGTTCTGGAAACATAATAGATTTGTATGTTTTAGCAAAAGATGGACTAAATGGTTTACAAGAGGCAGGGAATGAATTAAAAGTAGACCTAAATGAAGAACTTGTTGACAAAAAGATGTTCACTGATTTTGTTTGTATTAAAGATGGAACTATTGTTGAAATAGACATACAGGTTGATGTTACTATGAATAAATTCTACAAGAAGAATGAAGCAGAATTTAGAACACAAATAGAAAATAAAGTTAATGAATTTTTCGAATTAAATAATTGGGAGTATGGAAAAACATTACGAGATACTGATTTAATAAGAAGTTTATCAGATATAAAAGAAATAATGACTATAGACATTAATTTTGTAAAATTATCTGGAGATGATGGTACAACAATAACTACTAGATTCTTTGAAATTATACGTCCAGATGAAATAGACGTGTCATTCATATACTCATAAGGAGTAGAGTGAGTAAAAAAATAGACGAAAATCCAACAATTGCCGATGATGTTCTGTTTGAGTTTGAAACTCCAGATGCAAATGGGTGTTTATTAGCTAATCCTTATCGTATTGATACAGTAACCATATACTATATTGAAATAAATTTTTCAGGTGGTAATTTTGGAAGATTAGTTGAAGAAATTCCTGATGTTGATTTGCAAGCTGATTTGGCCTTGGCTATAGAGGTTGCTTGTGATGACCCTACAGAAACTAATTTAGCAAACGTTACTTTTATTAGAAATGAATTAGAATTAAATACCAACAGAGAAATAACATTTTTTTCTGAAGCCAAGACTGTAAAACGAACCGGAACTAATACGCTTCCAGCATGGTTGTCCACTGGAAATGAAGAAGATTATGAGGTGAAACTAATTTCAGAAGATGCAGACGGGTTTACTCAATTTGGTCATTTTCAATTATTATGGAATCCTGTTGGAATGAGGTCTGGCAATTATGTTATCCAGTGGACATGGACACCATTAGCTTCTTCTCCAAATGACAAAATATCTAATTATATTTCTTTTTCTTTAGGTGGTGCTACCCAACTAACAACAAGTATTCCTACGCACTTTACGGACCCAGAAAAATATTCAACATTGCTTGAGAGATATAGAGCAGAAATGTTCAAAATGACATTGAGTGATTCAGATTTAAGCCCATGGGTTCTTTTAGGTATGGATGAGTCTGTTGGTGATGGGTTTAAATTCCTAGAAGATTTAGCTAATCAAACAATTGATTTAATAGATGCCAATGCAGTGTCCGAAGATTTCCTTCCTGTGTTAGGTGATACATTTAGTTTACAACTAAGGTCAGAAGACCCGACATTGTGGAGAAGACAAATTAAAAGAGCCGTTCCTTTATTTAAACAAAAGGGAACATTAAAAGGTCTAAATTCAGCATTGGCACAGGCTAATATTATCCTTAAAAGACTTACAATATATTGGCAAGTAATTTCAAGTTACACTTATCAAGAACATTTTGATGTAACAGAAGATTATGAAACAGAATTCGATTTAACAAGAACAGCTTTGGTTCCTGTTGACTCTAATTTTGAAATGTATTACAGAGCCGCAGATAGTGAAACTTGGACTGAATTGGTAGTGGGTAATCATGGAACTTTTACTGCATCTACGGTGACTTGGACGGGGACGACAGCCCCTTCACCTTTGGCTTTGATGAATGGGGATTCTATAAGAGTTATTTATAAAACTACTGAAATACCAAATGCCTCAGAACAGACTCTTGAAACATACATAAGGTCTCTTCAGCTATCCGACCAACGTGATGAAAGAGACCAACTTTATCCTCCAAAGAACTGGAATGTTCGTCTTATTGAAGAAGACGACGCACTGTTTGATAGTGTTATTGAGGAACGAAACCCTTATTTCGACCAGCTTGTATATGGAAATATAAGAACTGAATTCCCATATTCTGAAAACATATACAATATGGAAGAATATAATGGCAGCAAAAGGGAATCCAAAAATCCTTGTGATATAGACAAAGAATTCCTAGACCCTTGTTCTGGAGGAATAAGTAGTAAATTTAGTGTAGACATAGAAATAGAAAATATGTCTAATGAAAGAGTTCTTGAGGCTCAAGAAATTATAACTGAATTCAAACCATTCCACGCTGTATTGCATTCAATTAATTTATTGGGAAGTTTGAACGAATTTGTAGAACCTCCTGTTGAACAAATTACAACTTTAATTCAAGTAGACCGAACGGATGTAACACTAGTAGACCCAGTTCAAACTATATTCAATAGAAGTATGAAACCTTCTACTTATGAATCTATTTTGAGAGATACACTTGCCACTTCTTCAACTGAGGCATCAGGAGTGGTGGGGACTGGTGGTAGTACAAATATTGTATTATTTGCTCCTAATGTGTTGATAAACGCATTCACCCCAGATTTAGCTG